TTTCCTATCTTTGTATTGATCTATTTGCTTTAGTAAAACTAGCTCTTGGTACTAACTTGATGTCACCTTTAGGGTGTGCTAGTACATATCCTTCTCCGCCAGCTGCATGGGCATCTTGTGACACAGGTCCATGGCTGCCAATTTCAGATGTTACATCTGCATCATGACTATCAAACTGATTTATCACTTTGTCTTTGATTGTCATAATACCTGAAACAACTTTCCACATTGCATCAAAGGCTTGTTTGTTTTGCCCTAGATACTCTGCTATCTTTTGTTGTTTCTTTGCACTGACTTTGCTAGTTTTAATCCATTGTAAGAAGTCTGCGCCAATATTTGCTAGTCCACTGTCAACTTTACCGTTTAAGTATGTGTAAAATATTTGTGGTAAATCTTTCATTTGCATTTGTGTAAGAGTATTAACATCTAACATCTTATCAATGCCTTGTGCATGTTGTGCAACTACAGCCTTTAACTGGTTTATATCTTCATCGTCAATTTCAGCTGGCTTTGAAACTGTTACACTAGGGAATATCATTACTTCATTACCTAACATTTGTAGGTCTTGTGGTACAGGAGATTGATTACCTTGTTCGTCTAGTAGTCTATGTACAACTATTCCTGTTTTAGATTGACTAATACGTTTTCCTAAGTCACTGTTAACATCTACTTTATATGTAACAATGTTTGGAGTAAATGTATACTTGCCATCAATTACTTTAGGTGTGTTATAATATAACAAGTCGCCCATTAAGTAACCTCTAAAGTCTTTAGGAGTAGCTCTTTCATACTGATCAAAGATGTCTTTCATATTAGTAGCAAATGCTATACGTGTTGGATCTTCTTTGTTTGCTCCGCCGCTACGATTGAGTAAGTTGTTTGCAAGATCGTCTCCGCTTGTAGCACGTTCAACTCCACCTTTTTTAACAAAGCCAGACTTGTCTGTAAGTATAAACTCACCTGCTTCATTACGTCCAAAAACAAGTGCAGGGGATCCGTCCCATTTAACTGTGACGTTAGTGTGTCCACCTTGTTCCATTTGCTTTAATGATTCTAATGCACGGATTGCTCCTTTAGAACCTTCCCAAAAGATAATGTCTTCAGCATGATCAATTCTAGCACCTTCTTTAAGATGTACTTTAGATTCTACTAATTTAAATTCACTATATCTCATTACGCCGTTCCAAATACTGTTTGTCCAACTACTTGCGAGTTAGGTGCATCTCTCATTGTGTACATAAAATCTAAGTTTGTACCAGGGCCATATGCTTTTGGATTGTTTGCTGTAAAGTTTAGCCAACTCTTGCTCATGCTTCCTAAATATTGTATGATGTCTTTTGCTACGCCTCTAACAGTTCCGCCGCCTACATTTGTAAAGTTACTACTAGGTCCTGGATCTGCACTGGTTCCTGTGACAGCTTGGAATTGATTTCTTTGGGTTAATACACCTTCAATAGTTGAAGGATATCTACCCGACCGTACTCTATTTAAAATTACTGCCGCAACTCCTGCTCTTTCTTTTGAATTAGCACTTGCTTCTGCAGCTGTAGCTCTAATAAGTAAATCAAGATCATATACGTCAACTTCGGCGCCTAAGAAACGTTCTACTTGATCTTTCAGTGCGGGAACAATTTTATCATTAGGAATCTGTGATATAAGTTTTGAATCTACTTGCGATTTTGCTTTGTTTACTCTTGCGGCTACTGGTGTGCCTGTTGTTTTTAGCATTGCACTTATAGTTTCTTTACCAGCATCTCCATCAACAGTCAAGCCATTATCTGTTTGAAATTCTTTCACAGCACCTGCTGTACGTGATCCGTATATTCCGTCAACTGAACCTGCTTCGTATCCATTGTCATTCAACCACTGTTGTAATTCTTTAACAGCATTACGATTGCCTGACTTTGCAAGGCCACCTGACATGTTTGTATCCAAATGCTGGAAGTTTTCTTTGACGAACTCTTTTAACCTCATGAAATCATCCTAGTACTATTAAGTGTAAGTCCGCTTAGTTCTTTAATTCTATCTAACTGTTTATCTTCTAATGTTGTATATCCAGTTTGTTTTGCTTCAGGAAGTTTCTTACCTTCTTTTTCTAATTGGAATTCAAACTGTGCAACTAGTTCTTCATAGTTAGGTTCGTTTGCTCTTAGGAAGGCAATCATACTTTCAACTGTGTGAGTATCTTCTTCAGTAGCACCTTTACCTAATAATATTTCTGGGATACTTTTTGACCAATCGTCTGCTACAACTTGGTCGCCGTTGTTAGGATCAACAATACCAAACTTAGGACTCATTTTATATCCACGTCCTCTTGCAAGACTTGCAAGTAACATTGCTCTCAATGCTCCGCCGTATTCATCTGTGCCGCCACGCTTGGCTCCGCGTTGATAGTCAGGCTTTAGTGTAAACATAAAGTCTGTTTGTACGTAGCCGTTGTTAGCATCACCTTTAATAGGAGTACGAAAATGTACTTGGTCACCTGCGTTGTGTACCCATCCGTCTTGCTTGGTGCGCCCTTTGTTCATTATGTCTGCATCAGCAATACCTTGGCTTTTGCACCAGACGGTTAACTTGTTAATTAAATCTTGCTTAGAAACTTTATTCTCATCTGTATTGATATCTAAATCTCCTGAAGAATTAAGTTCAAACTTTCCACTAGGATGATTCTTTTTACCAGTTGTACCTAGTAGATCTTGTTCATCTATTTCAAATCCAATAACCTTTTCAAGCCATTTGATAGTAGGGTCAACATCAGGCGTTGCAATTCGCTGTGCAATTAGTTCTTTCTCCGGCTCTGTTTTAAATACATTGCCGCCTTCACTTAGTATCATTATTCTTAGCCTCTATTACTTTTTTAATTCCACGTTTAAATTTGCGAGGATCGCCACTTTTAATTGCATTAATAAATCGACGTTCAAGCTCACTTGCTGTAACATCGTCATAAGTTTCCGATATTCGATTTAATAGATTTATACTACTTTCAATAATATTACTAGCTGAAGACTCTATTAAACGATCATTATTGTGTTTACGACCTAAACTGTTTAATTCTTCTAAAATTGACCTTGTGCGTTTTTTCATGTTAATGCTCCGTATATGTATTTAGCGTTTCGATAAATATGATTGTAATAGATAAGGGAGGGCGTATGAGTATATCAAAACTAAATTTTAATGAGAGATCCCTATTATTTGCTAAACTTGCTAGTATAGCATATTGTAACATCAAAGATGCTAAGAGTCAAGCAAAGAAATTAGGGTTTACAACAACTGAGTTTTATGAAAAAGACGGAGCACAAGCATACCGTTTTATGAATAAAGACGATCTAGTAATTGCATGTCGTGGAACTGAACCAACAGAGTTCAATGATATTAGTGCAGATCTAAAAGCAATACCAGTAATGGCAGAAACAATATCAAGAGTACATCAAGGTTTTAAAGCAGAAGTAGACGAACTATGGCCTGCTATCACAGAAGACATTAACCGTAAAGCAAACTTAGGCAAGACACTATGGTTCTGTGGACACTCACTAGGAGCGGCAATGGCAACTATAATGGCAAGCCGTTGTTTACATGATGAAGAACTTAACGATCCAGTTGAACTGTATACATTTGGTTCACCACGTGTGGGTTGGAGAGGTTATGTTAAGAGCTTAGGTGTAACACATCACCGTTGGAAGAACAACAATGACATTGTTACTACTGTTCCTCTTTGGGTAATGGGGTATGTACATCACGGAAATGAACACTACCTAAATGCTTACGGTAAGTATAGAAAGCCTACAGGCTGGCAGTTGTGGAAAGACAAGTGGCGTGGTATTTGGATGGGTCTAAAGCAAGGTAAAATAGATAGCTTTGGCGATCATTCAATGACTGAGTATATCAAACATATTAAACAAATAGACTAGATACAGACTCTTCGTTTGTAACTCGACGCATTGCTTCACCAAACAAAGGCGCGACACTAACCTGTCGTGTCTTTTTGCAATTCTTAGGACAACGATTGGCAATTGAATCAGTAACTACTAATTCATCTAGCACTGACTTCTCAACTTTTTGACATGCTTCGCCTGATAATACACCGTGTGTAATATAAGCACGAACACTTAGAGCTCCTGCTTTTATAATTGCTTCAGCGGCTTTACATAGTGTACCACCCGAGTCAACAATGTCATCAACTAGGATAGCATGTTTACCTTTAACATCTCCAATCAAGTTCATTACTTCACTCTTACCTGCTTCAGGACGCATCTTATCTACAATAGCAATGTCTGCATGAAACATGTCAGCAAATTTTCTAGCTCGTACTGCACCGCCTGCATCCGGGCTTACAAATACTGTACCTTCTGTTGTGTCAACATTACGTTTGATGTCTTTGGCAAATACAACACGGCTTGTTAAATCGTCCACTGGAATATCAAAGAAACCTTGTATCTGTCCTGCGTGTAGATCCATTGTAAGGATTCTATCTGCGCCTGCTGTAACTAATAAGTTAGCAACCAACTTTGCTGTAATAGGTGTACGTGAAGCACTCTTACGATCTTGTCTAGCATAACCAAAGTAAGGAATCACTGCTGTAATTCTACTTGCACTTGAACGTCTTGCCGCATCAATCATTATCAACAGTTCCATCAAACTATCATTAACTGGCATTGCTGTGCTTTGCACTATAAAAACATCTTCTCCTCTAATGTTTTCATTAAACTCTACACTTGTCTCTCCGTCTGCAAATGTAGAAACTGCCGCCGGAACAAGATCAGCAAAACAATGCTCTGCGATCTCTTGTGCTAATTTCGGGTTAGCATTTCCCGTAATGATTTTCATTTTCAAGTGGTTCCCTTTCTGATACGTTGGTTGTATTCAATTGCGTTTTCTAATATGGATAGGTTACTGTCAACACGCTTGCTTGATGTAACAAAGGCTTCTGTGTCTTTAGGAAAACAATGTCCTCCAAAGCCTCGTTCATCTGTTATAGTAGTGTGACTATCTCCTATCCTGTTGTCTATTGTAGTATACTGTCTTACTTTGTTATAGTCAACATTTAATTTGGTACACAAGTCATTGATTTGATTGAAGTACGCAACCTTGAGTGCCAAAAAGCTGTTGCGAGCATACTTGGCTAGTATTAATTCTTGTGCGGTTGCTATATCAATATCAATCTTACCCATTGCTGTAACAAAGATGTCAGCCCAAAAGCCTGTGTTGCCACTACCTAGTAATATTGTCTTTGTGTTTTGAAAGTCTTCCAGTGCTGTTGCCGCCCTTAGAAACTCTGGAGAGAAAGTTATACTTGTGTGAGGGAATACATGTTTCAGCATGTCCCATCCTTCAATACTGATTGTGCTTTTAATTAGTATTGGTACATTTGGATTGTCTTCGATGATAGAATACACGTTGTCCATATGACATCCGCCGTGTGATCCTCTAGGTGTACTAACACAAATAATAATTGCATCTGCATGTCTTAGGTCACCGTAGTGTCCTAGTGCAGGATCATATATAATTAAGTCGTGATAATCCTTTAACACATTCTCGTGTGCCTTGCCTACAAAGCCGTAGCCTGCTATTCCTATTTTCATTTTTTTCCTAGTGTTTTTAACATCTTCTCTTGACCTCTACGTTTAACAAATTTGTCTTCGTCTGCGTATGTACTACACTTTTCTAATGCATCTTCACAATACCAAAGTATTTGATACAATTCTTGTTTGCAACCCCATGTTACAAATCCATCCATCCTAGCATCGTTTGCACCGTAGGTGATCTTATCAATGTTGTTTTTTACTTCTTGTAATGACCAATCTTTTATCATACTAGTATATATTAAGGCAGAGCCGTTGTACCCTGCCTTAATGGTTACAGTCCGTTTGGAACTATAACATAATGTATCGTTAATACTACACCTACTGATGCACCCAAGCCTATCATCATTTTGAAGAAGTCTTTGGTCACTAATGGAAACACTGTTTTGAACTTGTGCTTGCCTGTCATAGTTGCCATAGCAAGTTCACGTCCACATAGTAGTCCTACGAACACCCAAGTTGTTGACATAGGTATATCGTTTAGTTCTTTAAAGAAGTACAAAATTAAAAAGTATACTGCATCAATAATTGTAGCACTACGAACATATCGAGTGTTGTGCTTTTCAATTACAATGTTTTGTATCTTACCTCCGCCTTCACGGAACATATATCCTAGTCCTGCAACAAAGATAATACTTACAAGGATCATTAGGTCCCAAGGTATCTCTCGTGGTAGGAACACTGCAATGTTCGCCATGTCATGACTTAGCCAAGTAAACCACAGGAAGCCTGTTGTTACCCATTGTGCTACTCGCCATGCTTTTTTGTGTTTATCTTTGACAGGCTTTGCTTCGTCTAGTAGTCTACTAACTACTATCCAAATTGCATATGCCGCAACAGCCGCGACAGCATATCCCATCATGCTTTTCATAAGCATTTTCTCTAGTACAAATGTACTTGCGAAGGCACTTAATACTAAAAAAGATGTGCTAACTGGCACACCTATTCTTGTTAGTAATAATAGTAATCCTGGCGCCGCCGCATGATACCATTGTATCTCTTGGAACGGAATTTTGTTTAATCGTCCATAACTGATATCTCCACCGTTAGTATACCAACCATACCAAAGTGTATATAGTAGAACAGCCGAAGCCGCTCCCCACATGATCTTCCAATTAAATTTTTCGTTATTTGATGCAATCCATGTACCTAGTGTTTGTACTGAATCATTTGCTATTACTGAATAGGCCGCGAATAGGAAACCTACAGCCATCCATAGGGTGAGTGCGTCCATTATTATTTCTCCTCTGCTTGCCGCTTTTACCACGGCGCTCACATATTAAGACAGGGCTCGACGTTGCCCTGCTGGGACCTCATTGTCCAACATTATTTATAGACTAACATAGGATTGTGTTGTTGTCAAGAGATTAAAGTTTTGTTACACTTTTTAATCTTTAGATGGGGTTATTGTTATTTCTTTTACTCTATGGGGTTGTTGCAATATCCAATCTATAATTGAAACACAATATTCAATTGACATTTTCTTTTTGTCTACATGGGATACCCTGGGCGAATCAAAATAACCAAATCTAACATTTGTTGTATTGACACCTTGATAGAATAATTGATGATTTGCTTTGTCTAATGCTGATTTTTCAACAGCATAAATGCTTTTGCTTCTTTTTGTTTCATCCGGTGAATTAGAACCTATGTTAATAATTCTTTTATTTAATTCAGCGGCTTGGTATAACAAATCTACTTGTTCAAATCCTTTGTGTTTACAATTAATGAATACATCACAGTCGTTTAAATTATCAACTGTGTTGTATTTTTCACTTAATGCTTTGCCAAGTCCTCTACGAACTCCAGTTATGTAATATTTCATAAACCTATTTATAGGTGTATAATTTTTATCTTTGTAACTTGGCTTTCAAAGCGGCTCTTTTCTTTTCAGTAGCTATCGCTTGTCTTACT